TAAGATTGCTGATATGCGCCACTACTACTATTACTGTAATCTTGTACAGGACGAAAACGATCACTAATATCCATTCTACCGTCATTGTCAAAAGGACTAGGACGATTTACAGATGGTCGTTTTACGCCGGGAGTCGTACCCAACATTACACTAGATGCAAAATCTTTTAAAAATTGTGAAGCCACTACTCTTTTGTCCTCATTGCTGCGTCAAAGTCAGCCTTCAATCCCTTGATCTGTTCCAGTGAAGTTATCTTCCCCTGCAGCCGGAACACTTCCAGTTCCGATTGTGCCGCCACCAACCCCCGAAGCGTCATCTGGATTTGCTCCTGCAGGTACTCCTCCAGACTGTCCCACGCCTCCTTGTTGGCCACCAGCGGGCTGACCTTGCTGGCTTGTTTCCTGTTGAGCATTGGCTAATCCCTTCAACATTTCTGCAAAAATCTGCGCTTCATTCATATCGTTCACAAGGCTGTCAGGATCGATGTCCTGTGCGATAGCCAATTCACGCATGAGGTTTGGTATTTTAATAAACGGTGCCAACATAGGATTAGACACGGTTTGTAAAAGTGTTGTTAATCGTTGACTACGCACTTCCTTCTGCATCACTGCAGCTACACCACGAGGTTTGATCTCTAGGTCGCCTTCAATTTCCGGTGAACTTTCGTTGAATTGCATGTTCCATTGAAAGTATGCTTCGCCCAATGGTTTGAGAAGCTGGTCGTCAATGTTTTTAATAACTGTCTTCAGGGACAAACTGGCCCCACCAAGAAGCATAGACAGTCCGGATGCCGTACGCCCTGTTCCAGTTACACCTGTTTGACCGTGCATAATTGACGGTAAACCTGTTTCTTCGTCAGCAAGCTGCCGTGATATCTGATACATCTGAATGTTTTCAGGTGCAGTATTAGGAAACTTGAGGCCGTTGATGGCTGTACCTGTTACACCGGATTGACGACGGAATATCTTTCCGGGAAAAATGTCCATGTTTTGTCCGGGAACAAGGGACGCTTCATCTACGTCGAACACAAGGTTTCCAGCAAGAGCGAGGTTGTCAATTGCCATACGAACGTGACCATTCATAAGCAGTTGTGCGTCTTCCATGTTCTCTGCAACACCAACACCCCACACTTGATACGGGTTGATTTCGTATGGGAACACTTGGTAAGGTATGCGGGCTGGTGTGAATGGGTTCATAACGCAACGTAAGATCATGGTACCACATGCCCACACGTTTACTTGTACCTGTTCAAACTCACTCATGTCAGCAGGAATGTCTAGCCCTGCTTCTCGTGCCAGCTTTGCATCTAGGAAACCCCAGTATTCTAGGACTTCATATCTGCTGTCACCGACGTACGGTTCAGTCTCTTCTTCACGAATAGTATCTTCGTAATATTTGTCTTCGTAGTTTGGTCCTTTTGCGAGGCACTCTTCAATAGCGTCAGCGTAAAAGTGAGGCTGTGAGATAAGGTTACGAAGTTGTTGGCGATTCATGCGGTGTCGTTGGATAACGTATTCGCAGTCGTCTATGCTTGTAGCAGAAGGATCAGGGTGAAAATCCCACGGAGATACATGTTCGATGCGAGGAACAATACGTTCGTAAGGACTATAGGTGCGTCCCTCCGGTCCTTTTTCCCAACGATGTATTCGTTTGTAATGATTAAACGGTCCCTTTACAATACCTGTACCCAACAACGCAGATTCAAAGATTGCACTGCGTAGTACATTTACTGCACGAGTATCAAGAAGCTGGTCGTGAACCATCTTCTCCATGTTAAGTGCAGCCTTCTGTGCAGGACTGATTTGTGGCTCACCCATACGAGATGGGCCTTCAGATAGGGGTGCATCACCATACTGTCCAGCAAGTCCACCTAAAAAGTCACCAGAGGCAGGGGTAGCTTGCGTAGCACCAAACGGTAACTCACGACCATCCCCTTGAAAGCCGTATGGGTCTTCCGGGGGTTGCATCTGATCTAACGGAGTAGTAAGGTGGGCAAACTCTGCTATACCTTCCGGGATTGGAGTCGGCTCTATGACCAGTGGAAACTTTTTGTTTGCAAACAAAATGTCTACAATTTGACCGTACGCAGCAAGAACTTTAGTCTTGGTGATCTTAATAAACACCTTAGACTTTTCACTGTCACGGTATTGTGTAGTAGAATCGTAGATACCGCGAAAGTTCTTATACGCTCTTAGCCATCGCTGTTCGTACGAGAATCGTCCGTTTTCTGCATCGTCGAACCGTGCTTGAACGTACGCAGCCAACCCCGGCATTTGCTCTTCGGGTTCAAAGACGGGTACGGCGGTATCGTCCGCAGGTTCTAAAAAGTTATCGGCCATGTCGCTTCCTTAGTAGTCGCGTTCGTCTGCCATCTTAAACAGTGAAGCTTCCACAGTTGGTTTGGTTTGTTTCTTGGGCATAGCTTCAATCATCGGTCCAGTTTGGACACGAGTATCAAACTCTAGCTTTTCGCGGTAGAGTGTAGATGCGCCTTCGTCTTTATCAACGCTGGTTTTATCTGCGTTCATAATATATGATGCGCCGTAGTTGTAGTTATTGTTTGGCATTACTGCCTCCGTTTGTTGGGTTGTTTAGCGGACTACGCCGCCGTAAAGAAACGATGGGGCTTGTTCCATCGCGGTTGTTTCCCCCCGCATTGCATTGGCACGGGCTTCGGGAACTGGTACGAACCCTTGTGCAGCCATTTCAGGCGCAGGGGGTGCGGGATCGGGAATATTTGGGGCGGGTGCATCTGCAACCTGCTGATTAAAATTTATTGGAGAAACCGCGCCTAGCATTTGAGCCATTTGAAGTGCCGTTTTGCTTGCCCCTTCTGGATCAGCAACAGCACCTGTGACCATCTCGCCAAGAACACCTGCGCCACCACCCATACGAGATACAAAGCTATCCTCAGGCTGTCCCGTTAATTCTGATACAAATCTTTGTCCTTTTTGTTCCGCAACGTCATAGCTTTCTTTGTCTACAACACCGCTAATCAAGTCAAACAAGGGGCCGGGAGCAGACTTAGCCATAGCAAGCCCTGTAGTTGCTGCAGCTATGGCACTAGACTTGAGAGTCTTTTTAACTGAAGAAAACTCTTCTGCCATGTCATTCAAAAGGTCATCAAACATTCCTGCTGATTGTTGTGCTTTTTCTTGTGAAAATTCTTTTGCTACGTCTTTAGCTATATCAGCTTTTTCTAAACGGGCACGAACTGCACTTTTAAAGTTCTCTACATTAAAATTTGCTTCTGCTTCATTAGTAGCTTCACCTAATTTAAAAGCCTCTGCTCTAAACTGTTCAGCCTCAAGATTAAGTCGCTCTGTGTTTGCGTTTTTTTGTGCAGCGGATAGGGCTTCGTCCTCTTTAGTTATTACTCTAGTTTCTTGTATATCTCCAGATAAAGCAGGAGAATCCTTTTGCACAATAGTTAAAAACTTACTGCCTTCTTTTTCTAGGGCAGGTACATCTATACCAAACTTAGCAGCTAACTCGCCTTGATGATTCAGGCCAAGAACTTTAGCCATTTCATTTTGAAGTGCGGATAGGGCAACTTTTTCTCGTGTAGCCTCGTTAACCTCTCCAAAAACATCAGACACATAATGTGTGCTTGTTGTTTTAGCAAGGTCATTAGAAACTGAGGCCAAATCATCGTGCCCCATGATAGCACTAATATCACCCGTAAATCCTAATTCTGATGCTATTATTGAAGGTATAATTTTACGAAGGTCTTTTACACCCTCAACTTTTCGTCCCATCCTGTTTTCAAATGCGTTGAGTTTCTCAGAAATTCCACCGGGAGCATTTACAGCAGAAGTCATTTTGGATACTGTAGTATCAAATATATTTTTACGGCCAGCAGCAACGGCATCAGCTTCGGCTTGTCTTAATATTTCTAAGGCTACTTCAGGAATTTGAATTGCATTTCTTATTTTTCCTCCACGAACAGTTTCCTTTATGACTCCTGTTTCAAAGTCTATGTCTCCTACTTGAAGTTGCGTGTCTGGGTATTTTGTAGAACCTCCAAAGGCGACTTCTCCGGGACGAAGAGGTATAAGAGCAAGAATAGCTACTGCCGCCCTAGTCTGAGGATCAGGTATTGCAGCTATACCGTCAGCTATTATTGGAACAGACAGTTTTGCGCTAGGAACAGCCTTAAACTTCTTTGTTTCGCGGGCTTGACTTGCCTTCTCTAGCCCTGATAAATTTTCTCCCCCTGCCTCAACGTAGTTACCTTTAGCATCTATTTTAATCGACCTAGCCTTGCCATTTGCACCAAAAACATTTGGCACATCAGGAAGATCGTTTACACTAGCTATTGTTGCTACGTTGTTTTGTACTGTGAGCAGGGCAGTAAAGTTTGCTTCTGTACCCACTTTGTTCAGGTTTATTAAAAAATCTACACCGGCTTGTCCTTTTCCAATATCCAGCCACGGAGAATCTAAATCTACTCCTGCCTTTTTTACATTTTTGCGTAAGACAGCTATGCTTTTTTTCGGCCCAAGCGCAATTGCTTCTCCGACTGTTAACGTATTTGTTCGTAGTTTTTCAGCGTAGGTTGCCATCTAGTATCCGAATACTTCGTCTTGTACTTTGTGAACGTGGTTTTTTATAGAGCCTAGTTGCTGGTGTATAGAAACGTAACCACTCATGCGTGTCATCATTCCGTAGCGCAAGGCATCGTATGCGTGATCCTCTGCCTTCGTATCTACGTCTTCGCTGTTTGTTTTGGAAAGAGGAATGCCAGCAATCTGCTTGACGATGTTCTGGCACGTAGAAAAGAAACGGATGCGAGGTTCTTCTGTGTGAGGATTGTCAGCTAGGCGTCGATGTATTTCCATCTTGCCCTGAATGCGATTGCGATCTGCAGGGGTCCAACGCACACCTGCTCTCATCATCACTTCTGCTATTGAAGGCCCAAAACCTGTCTTGTTCCAGCAAGACGAGTCGAGGACTGTGTAGTGTGGTGGTGGGTCTAGTTGTTCTGCTTCTAGTATTCTATCAGCTAGTTGCTCTGCTGTCAAGTGTTTTTGATATAATTCTCTATATATCCAGATATTGTCGTCCCAATCGATTGCGCCCCACAAGACACATGAGGGTGCTGCATAGCCGTAGTCGGCCATTCGTATGCGGGGCCAGTTCGTCGGAAGTTCGAATGATTCGACAACATGCTTGGCTCGTGAGAACTCTGGGAAGGCTGCTCCCTCTGCTACATCCCAGTCCCCTTCGAGAAGTCGTTTGCGTTCGACATCGGGCAGCGATCTCAACATGGCTTCGTATTGACCGTCTGCCATCAGGTGAGGATTGTCAGTCAAACGGGCCGGAACAAACTTACGATAGAAGAGAGGCTGTCCTGCTTTTTCATGTCCGGGGGGCCAAACAAAATCCCGACGTGTTTCTATGTCGAATGCAGGAAAAGGCTTATTCTCTGGTGTTCCGTCGATGTACATCTTCTTGACCCACCAACCACCCACTCCTCCGGGGTTGGCTGTGCAGCGCATGTACAGGTGTTGCTGGAGTTCAGGATCAGTAGTACGAAGGCGAGAACGCAAGTAATCCCAGACGTAAGCTGTGGGGTACTGTGTAATCTCATCGATGCCTATCCAGTTGAACGCCTGTCCTTGAAAACGAGTAACGTCCTTGTCCTTGTCGAGATAGGTGAACCAGATGGTTGCACCGGATGGAAAAACCCACGTAGACTTAGATTCACGAAACTTCGCACCGGGAAATGCTTTGGTGTATAGCTGGCGTGACTTGTCGATCAGTTCGGTTA